GTACCGTTGGGCATCAGGCGGGTGATAGCCTGAGCAAACGACAATGCATTCAGGTTTTGCGGCGCGGAGGCCGACGAGAGAAGACCGATTGCCATGATTCGTGTTCCTTATTAGGAAAGGTAAGAGGAGAAGTCAGTTTCTTTGGGTCGAGCTGCTTGCTCGGCTGCTTGGCGTTTCGGTGCAGAGAGCACATCTGCCATCTGCATGAAGTATTGCTCTGCTTGCTGTTGCACCGCTTCCGGTGAAAGCTGCGGGTTGGATTGTGCGATTTGCATCTTCACAGCACTCAACATAGGAGCGACTGCCGGGTGCTGCAATTGCTCAATGCTGGTATTTTGCGTCTTGAGCTGGTAATTCTTGATACGCGAATCCAGCGAGCTGTTCAGGCGCTCCGCAGCAGTGCGACTTCCGTGCTCAACAAGGCCATGCGAGAGCTGGGCAGCAGCGGCGAAAGCTTCGCGAGCAGCAGCATTGATGGCGTCGGAGAATGCTTGTGCATCGCCAGAGATTGCACGCTGGATTGTCTCCTGCGGGATGCTGGCAGCGAAGTTTGCCTGCTCCACTTGTTGGCGGAATTGCGTCGGGTCCAGTTGGCCAAGGATGGGATCGGCCAGAGTGGGAGTCCTCGGCGCGTTGGGATCAACTGCTTTAGGCTTGAACATATCTGCAAAACTGTCAAGCGGATTGACAGGACCCCCAGCGGCCGGAGCAGCAGGCTGACCAGTCATGTTGGCAGGATTGGCAGCAGGATTGACCGGAGTTTGCTGAGTTGCCGCCGGGCCAGGTTGAGGTGCAGGTTGCGCCGGTGCAGCTTGCTGCTGTTGCGGGGCTGCTTGTTTGCCGAAAATACCGGGAAGGAAAGCCATGATAGTTTACTCCTGTGTTTGCGAATGGATGATTTCAGCCATGAGTTCTTGGTAGGCTGCCACGAAGTTTTTGAGTCGTTCGTGTTCGACTATCGCCTTCACTTGGAGTTTGGGATCCTCGTGATAGGGCAATTCTGCATTGAGGCTAGCATTGGCATATGCCTCTATCTTGTTCTGCAAGTAGGCAAGGAAAAGAGGCGAGACACCGAGTGCCATCTTTTCATCTTCTGCCGTCATGTTGAAGCGCATGAAGGTACTTGCAGTATCAGGTGTGAGTTGGTGTGTCATTTTTCTGGCTCTCCGCTTTGCTTCTTATACTCTTTGCCCATCTTGTACTTGAAATAGGGGTCTGTTTTCATAGACCTTAGAGCAGTATCAACGAGAAGCATTAGCTCTGTTGCAATGGTTGGATCTACGTGACTGGGCATACGGGCAGCGGTAGGGTAGTTGTGAGCTGCCAGCTCCACACCAAATGCCTGAAGCTCGTCATCGGTAGTTCGATACTTTCCCCAATCATTTTTGCCTTGCATCTCTGCAATCTTGCCTGGGGCAAGGCGCTCAACAGTGCCCTTTGGGCCCCCTCCAGTTGAATTGCTCTTTTTCCACATGTCCTTGAATTGGGAATCAGAACTATTCATGAACTGCTTGAGCAGTGCCGACTGAACTGCATGAGTCATCTCATGGGTAACAGTCTCAGGACCAGTGCGGGGGTGAACACGAATTGCATTTTTGCGGGGACTGTACGCACCCTCGTAGGTTAGCTTTGGATCCTCTTCCACTGTAGGCATTGCGTTATTCGCAATAAGGTACTCATGGAAAAGCTGCAAAATGTCATTAGGGTTCATACTTAGGTCCCCGGCTGATTCATTGCAGGGGCAGCGGGCGGATTCTGAGCAGCGCTCATTTGACTCACCTGCTGCAGGAATTGGTTCTGCTGTTCCGGATTGCGCTTGAAATCTTCCAGCCAGTAGGCACCACGAAGCTTAGCCCAGTACAAAAACATTCCAAGGATGTCGTATTCCGACTGAACTGCAGGAATTGCCTGGGCCGTTTGCAGGAACACCATAAGCATGTCAGAGTTCATGAGGCGGTCAGCAGGGAGATTGCCATCCGTCATCTTGAATTCTAGCATCGCCTTCCGCAATTCTACAGGATCGACATCCACTGCCTGCCGCTCATTCCTATTGAGGATAGTGCCGGCCGACTGGTATTGCAAAGTGTTGGCCTTGACAGTTTCCTTGACTGGAGTCATGAACTGATTTTCAATCGTCAGGGCACAGAGCTGCTGGCGGGAACTGCTGTTCGCCATGACTTCTTGGAATTCAGTCTTCGTCTTGTTTCCAGGTTGGAACTGCCCACGATCTACTTTATTCTGGCCCGTTGCCTGATCCGCCATGGCGCTGATCATTTCAGACATCTGAATGTTCGTGCCAGAGTTGTCCTCGCGGTACGGAATCTGATAGACAGCCCGCGCGATGGCGTTATCATCCTTGCCAATGTTGGCATTCCTCAGCGGGATGCGAGACACAGAGGAAACAGGATCAATGTCCTTCTTGTCAATCAGGCGAGGATTGTAAACGAGGCGATCAAAGATCAGTCGGCGCTTCGATTCAAGGGAGATGTTCCACAACGCAGAACTCATGTCTTGGAACGGCAGCGCATTATCCAGCATAGATTGCGTCTGATAGCCAAGGCCATCTTCATACGGCTGCATGATGAAGCAGGGAAGACTATCGTAGGCGACGTTGAGCTCTTCCACGAAGATCACAGTCGACCAGTTAACAATGATCCCGTGGTACATCTTCACCTGATTGCCACGAGAGCCAAAGTCTGAGGGCAGCGCACGGCAATAGAAATGAGTAAGGACGTAGTGATCTTTGTAGGAAAGCTTGCTGTTCGAGCCTTGTGCCAGGCCCATCCACTGGCCCCAGTTGTTTCCGCCAATGTTCACAGTCGAGAGATCAAGATACTTGTTGATTTCCGGAGTGTAATAGGACATGGCACTGGTTTCATCTTGGCCACTGCCGGCAAAGGAGGAATTGAACGCGTCCGTTGCCGAGGTAGTTTTGTCACTGTCAAGCAGGGAAAGCATGCGCTTGAGCTGCACGCGGGAAACAACTTCGTTCCAGCCGAAATACTCTCCCTCACTGTGGAGGTCAGCCGGAGCAACAGTCATGTCCATGAAGCAGTTGTACGGATCAATCCGCTTGATGCAGTTTCCGCCATAACTATATTCACGGATTGCGGCAAGGCCAGCACTGGAGATGTTGGTGTCAGTAACAACGGATTTCAGCGGCGTCTTTTTCCAGTAGACACAGGCAGCACCAAAGTTGTATTTGAAGCCGTCGCGGAAAATCTTGAGTAGTTCGCGGGGCCACCCGTAGCGTACAGATTGGTCGCCGAGCACAGTCTCAAACTGCATGGCGGCACTCATATTGTCAGGAGTGGAGACCACGCCAAAGATGGGATGGGAGGTGAGGAAGATGCCAGCTTGGTAAGCTACAGCGCTCTCAACTTGCGGCATGATGATGGGCACGGTAATGTCCTGCATCTTCCGCGCGTCGCCCTGCATGTTGGCACGGACAGCTTTGATGTGCTCTGCCGTAGTATTGAGTTGGCGTTGGTACGCACGGTCACGATAGCGGAGCAGGGCACGGAAATCGGAGAGGCTGGAACCTGCACGCTCTGCACAGTCCTTTGCATATTGCAGGAATTCCTGCCGCTGAGGAATGGAGAGAGTGTTGACGATTGAGATTTTTGGATCGGCCATTGGTGGCTCCTTGGAACTTTCGGGTTAGAACGGTAAGGCTAGTGTACTTGCATGTGCAGCGTCTACTGGTTCCGAATCTACATCGAAGATATTCTTGACAATGAGTTCCGGATACTCTTGCATGATCTCGTCCACGTAGCCAATGGGATCAATGATGTCGTCTGTGTTGGAGATTTTGAGTGGGTTCCATTCCATAATCTGATGGAGCACGGCAGAACGTACAGCCGGGGCCAGGAGGATCTCTCCTTTAAGGAGTTGCAAGAGTCCACGCTTAATGCGATTGTTCTTGGCTTGTCCTTTAGGGGAGAGCTCGACAAAATAAAATCCGGTAATTCCTTCCTGCTCGCAATAATGATCGAACCAGAAGAGGAGTGTTGATTGGTACGCGACACCTTCCACGGCAATCAGGCGAGTTCCACGAGATAGGCCAAGGGTGATGGCATGTTTGATGGTTTCAAGTGGCGTGAAGGTTCCAGACTCCAGCTCATCAAAGACTGGCTTGCCGTCACATACACTGTAATGGGAGATTGTGCAGTCGTCTCCTTGCTTCTTGCCAGAGGATGGGTCGATGATGATGAATGAGCCTTCTGGGTCAGCGTCCTCGTAATAGGCGGGAAGGACAGGGATCTTGTTAATATCTATGCCGCTGGCTGAGGCAATATCCGTAGAGTTCAGGATCTCTGAGATGAAGATTTCCGCATGGCCCATCTCTGCGTCAGACTGGTATTCACTGAGGAGTTCTTCAGCCGGCCGCAATTCCTCCCACAGACTGGAGCCATCAGCCAGAATGCCACCTACAATGAATGAAGTCCATTGAGTATTATTCTTGAGCTTTTCAAGGATGCAGTTTTGCGGGTACATGTTACCTACGTAGATGTAGGTGCAACCGCTGTTACTGCGTGCCTTCATCAGCGTACCAAGAATCCACTTCAGGAGCTGGTCACTGAGTTCCTTGTTCTCGCTGGTTTCCCGCTTCTGCACGTCGTCCATAATGATAACGTCAGGGCGCTTGTTCTTCCGGTTAATGCCTCGGACTGCTGTTCCTGCACCGATGGCACGGAGAATGATCGGGCGGCCGCGAAAATGGAATACCTTCAGTGCTTGAGTATCTACCTCAATGGAGACCTGCCAGTTGCCGAACAGTTTACGAATGTTAGGAGAACCTAGGAGATCGCAAATGTCGGAGAGTGTGTTGATTGCAAGATCTTCGGAGGCACCAACAATGAGGATGAATTGCTTTGGAGAGAAGAGGATGTACCAGAGGCACAGGAGTTTGATGAATGTAGTCTTTGCAAATCCTCGCGGAATTCCGATTGCGTACCGTTCCAGCTTATCCTTGAAGGAGGTAAGCATATGGAAGAGGGTAATGTAGAATGGAGGGAAGGAGAGTGTGAACTCATCAGGAGCTGCCAGCATCCCGAGGAAATTGAGATCCTGACGGGTGAGTTCTGCTGCCTCTTGTGAGGATGTTTGTAGTTCAGTCGTATCTGTATTCATAATTTAGTCGCTCCGCTGCGCTCCACCGCGTTGCCGCTCAGTCGAGCTTACTTCAAACTGCACCTCCCCACAAGGCAACCTGCTTCGCAGGCTCGCTTCGCTCGGCCTTGCTGGTGAGCCTCCGCAGTTCTCGTGTCGCAACGCCTGCGGTCAACGGGATGTCACTCCGCTCCGCTCCCAAGCGCAAGCAGTTATCCCATGTCGCCAGCGGCCGGGGCCTCCCCAGTCAAGAGGGCCATGAGTTTCTTAATAGTGCGCGACTGGGAGTCTATTACAGATAGCGCCTCTGCAAGCATGCCGCCTTCCGGCGCGTCGGCGCTTTCGTGCTCCGCACCTTCCGAGAATTCCTCCGCTGCAAAGGAGATGTCATTGTCAGTGGCAGGTTGCTGCCAGGGATTGTAGATTTCAGCCATTGTATTTCTCCAGTTGGTAACTTTTTACAGATACAGCCGCCTTACGATCGCAACTGCGTTGCTCGGAGGGCGCCATGCACACACGTCACCAATAGCCGGCGGGCTAAAGCCCGGATGGCGTCAGAGCATATCTGCCGAGAGTTCCGGCGGTAGGCGCTTTGCAGTTCGCATGACGGGTGCAGACAAGGTGTCCAGTCGATTGGCTGCTTTCTCCAGTTCCGTAATCTTTGGCAGCATGGAGCCAGTAGCCCGAGCAGACAGGATATCGTCAAGTGTCTTGGGAGTTGCAGAGATCATGGTTTGTCCCTCCACTTCAATAATTTCATTCTTGGTGTTTGTGATGTAGCGCGGGATTGCAGCTTGCGGCAGGGTGAGGGCCACAGTTACGGACACATTATGTTCCGTTTGAGCAAATTGATCTTTGCGCCGACGGGCACCATTCAGGATGCGGAATGCAGCCAGCGCCTGGCCCATATTTGCAAATGGTAGATTCTTCTCAATCTTCTCAAGTGCAAGGGCTTCCGCCCGCTCGAGAGTATCATCGAACTTCGCATCGGTAACGACGTGCTCAGCTCGCGCCTCGGCTACACGCTGCTGAACTTCCGGGTCAGCCTTGAGTTGTGAGATGTAGCTGTCGTCAACTCCACAGGCAGCAGCCACTTGGCTTGTCGGGATGCCCTGCGCGATGAGGGATACTGCGTAGTCTTTGGGGGTCATGGCTTTTGGCTCCACGTGCGGGGTATAGACTGCATTATGGCCGGCGGGTGGAAGGTTTCGTTGCTTGGAATCGTGTAAGGGATTATTGTTTGTAGGTATTCATGTGTGAAAATTTTAGAAAATTCGGAATGTGTGTTTAAAATTTTAGAAAATTTTGGAAGTCGTCATAGGATATAGCGCAAAGCAAGAGGCCCGAAGGGACTCTCCCCCCTGCCTTTGCCTCTGAGCGAAGCGATCTATTATGCGAGCGAAGCGAGCGTTGTGGAATGAGAATCATTCTCAACTGGTAGGCAAGAAAAACCGCCGGTTTCCCGGCGGCCGCTGCTCGCTTACAGAAGGTCTAGATCAACTTCGGCGTTCATTGGCTTGTTCCTAATCTGTTCGATCCGACGCACAATGAAGGTGCCGAACTCGCTAGTTAGGTCCTCGTCGTCGAGCTTCGCAAGAATCTTGTCGAGTTCCTCTTCCCGGTAGCTCGCGTTCTTCGCTGCCATCTTAAGGATGAGTTCCTCAAACTTGCCCACGGCTTTCCGATAAGCAGGATTGCTGCTGAATCGAGCATCACCATAGAAAGCCTTACGGGTTGCAGAGGCTTTCCATGCTGCGGCCAATTCATCCTTACTGAGCCAGCCCGTATTGCTGCCGCTCGCTTGTTCCATGAGTGCATCAAGCGTAAAGCGGTCGGCGCCAATCTCGGTCGGCCAAGTGGTGAAGCTCGACAACGTTGCTGCCAGAATATCCTTAGCTGCCTTTTCCAGAACTGCATCCAGTAGGCCGGCATATGCGTCCGGTACCTCTGCACGCATGGTGCGCCATGGATCAGCAGGAATGGCAATAGCGGCAGCACGCGCCGGATTCTTAAAGCGTACAATGATAAGGCGCTCATTCGCGC